AGTCCACGGCATGTCAAATAAATGTATCTTCTCATTAGTCAGATTCATAGTGTATAGTATAACAGATAGATCTGTTTTGTCAACCTGTTATTTGTTTAATTGGTCCTGATTATAATTGGTCTTTACCAACAGCCGCTAATATAGTTTCGAGTGCGTCGAACTTATCGGATTCGTCAGTAAATGATGCCTTATGAGCAACCTTAACGGCCTTCATAAGAATAGCAGGTTTAATATCCATTTCTTCTGCGATTGCTTTCACAGTTTCACGGAGTCCTACTTGTAGTGAATCAACTTCATAAAGGACTTGGTCTCCTTCTTTAATGAGTCGATCTAATCTTGCGATTTCTTCTTGGTTAAATGTTTTGTTAAATGCCATAATTTTTATTTCCTACATGTATTTAATTGGTGAACACTAGTATAACATCAGTTTATGGCTAGGTCAAGAACTTTTGTAAAAAGTCTTCCCATTCTTCTAAAATAATATCTTTGTTATATAAATTATTGCTATTATGTAGACATTTATCTAATGTAATATCTGTAATACAGTTGCTATCAAAGTTAAGTATGCTGGAACATATACTGTCAAATTGATTATCGTAAGGGTCGTGTATCTCATCAAACATTTCAAAACCCAAACCTTTCAAATAATCACAGTTACCAACCGGAGCAAATTGTATAGACGGATGTCCGTACAGCATTGGCGTATATGTTTTTTCGGTTACTAGATAATCAAAAGTACAATCCTTTTTACCTTCGTATGCTGTTTCTGGCACCACAGTAAAATAACTATTTCTATAAACAGTCGTCTTCCATCGATTAGAATCAAAATAGTATTCGTTCTCGTAATCTTCTATTGTATATTTTTCTATTAAGTCTTTGATATGCTCTACATTTCTTAAGTTAGTTAGCATTGGTGCGTGACCAATAGATATATAGTTGTCGTCTATGTTATTATCTATACAGTAATTTAAAAAATTCATTCTGTATTGTCTATGCGGTGTACCCAAACATGCTATAAAATTCTTAGACTTTTGCTCGTTAAACTGTCGTTTGATATGCGAGTCGGTATAGATCTTTTTATAGTCATCTGTGCCTAAGTATTGTATGTTGCTAGTTAGCAATACAGTATTTAAGAACCAATAGTTAATATCTTGATTACGAATAGTAGTAAAATTACTTGTCTCAATACCTTTGCTATTTAACACCTCTTTAAATTCGGTTAAAGTAACATCAGTGTCATATGCTTCGTCTACATCATCAAATAGCACTACAGACCCTTGTAGTGCTTTACAATGCTCTATAGTTAAGTACTTTATCTGAGTATACTCAATAACTATAATGTCACAACTACCTACATGATCTATAAGTATATTGTCAACACTTATGCGATGATATCTATTTAAAAAGGGTAGATACTTTTTAAGTAAAAAGGTTGTTTTGGGTTCGTAGTGTAAAGGCCCGTCTTTATGCCTATTATAATGAGGGCCATGTAATTCTAAGTTAGGCTCTTGCTCTATTGTTCTTATATCAAGACCACCATATGTTGGACCTGACATAACTTCATCTCCTAACTCAGTTACCGGTGTGAATACACCTACTTTGAGTTCGATCATTAGTATTCTGTACTTGCTTCAAAATCCCAATTTTCTACATTTAATTCGGCGGCTAGTATGTCCGCAATTTCTGTTCCTTCTTCTGCAGTTATATCTTCTTGGGTAAGTACTTCGTACACTTGTACATCGTCTGATTCATAATGTACGACTTCTGCTTTAACTTTGTTTCCACTTCCGTCGTAAGATGAAAACACTTTCGTTGGTGTGACACTTTGAACTACATCAAAGAAGTCTACTATATCGTCACGCGATATTTCATTGTCTGTGACAATGCGTACAAAGTGTTTTCTAACCTTATCAACCATTGTAATTACTTACCTTTGCTAAATGCTTGAGCACCAAAGAATGCGGCTACGATACCGGCAACGGCTACAAAGTATGTAGCGGCCATATCGCCTAGTATCTCACTTGCTTGGTTTAGTCCAGCCAATACTGCTATGACTACCGCAAAAGGATACAGTAACATTCCACTTAGAGCAAACCAAGCCATGCTACGTTGAGCATCTCTCATTGCGTCTAAGTCTTCTAATTCTTTTCTTTTAAATTCCAAATACATTTGCTCTTCTGCTTTTGAAACTTTTCCATCTCCATTTGTATCAGCCGGATGGTGTACTGCTGTTTTTGTTTCTTCTGTCATTTATGTTCTCCTACTAACTTATGACTGCTCTGTCTGTTACACGGCGCCAGTTACTGCCATCACTAAATGCCATCACTGATCCACCAGTTTCATTGGACACATAAATCATATGTCCTGTGTATGCTGAGGCACTTGGTACCCCTGCTACTGTATATTGTGGGAACTCAACTGGTCCACCACTTGATTCAACAACACCATAATCGCTGTTTACTAATGCTACAACGGATTCTGTTAATAGTCCGTAGTCAACACTATCTGTTGCTGAAGTTGTAATTGCTCCGTAATCACTTACGGTTTCAAATAAAATTGATGCTACAGAACCACCTACTGAAAGTTTGGCTTCTGATTCATCATATGTAAATGTGCTACTGCCACCAAATGAACCACTGTCATTATATTGTACATGAGTATTACTACCGCCTGGTGTAGCATTTACAGTACCAAAACTTAATGTTCCGGAACCGTCTGTTGTTAATACTTGATTAGCACTTCCGTCGCTTGTTGGAAATGTATATGCTGAATTTATATTAACTGTACCTGTAACAGTAATACCTGTGCTAGTTGTTTCAAACTTTTGATTATTATTGTGATATAATGTTTGAGCACCACCTGAGGCAAATAATGCCGATGTTTTACTTCCTGCTAAATTGGAAATTGTAAGTGTACCAGATCTAAGTTTAATAGATCCTGTACCAGCATCATCAATGTAACTGTTACTACCATCGTGATATATTTGTAAATCATCACCATCACCAAAGTTTGCTTTAGCATTATCGCCAAATTTTGCTGTAGCAGTTGAACCTCTTACTATTAAAGTATTTGCTCTTACAACGTTAGGTACTCCATTTGGTTGTATACTACCTGTAACATTACCACTTAGGTTACCTACAAAAGTACCAGCACTAAATGTTTGACCATTAACTGTCCACTCGCCTTCATCCTCGTCCCAACGTACATATACGTTACCTTCGTTACCTCTGTTGACTAAAATACCTGCGTTAGCAGTTGCGGCTTGGTTAGATGCTAAATCACTATTAAGAACTATTTCGTTATCGGCAATATTGAGAGTTTGTGTATTGACTACTGTTTGCGTACCATTTACAGTTAAGTTACCTGATATGACAACGTCAGTAGCAAATGTTGGTGTTTGGTCAACTCTGGCAAAAGATGTACTATTGATTCCGTCAACTGTACCGGCGTCAAGCATATTCCATGCTACGTCACTTCCTGATACTGTTGCTATTTTTAGTAATGTATTACTAGAATCAAACCAAAGGTCGCCTGTAGAGATATTATTGACGTCACTAGGTGCGTCAGATGTCCCATAAATTCTAGAACCGCGTTTTCCGATTCTAAAACTGCTTTGCGAGGTTCCTTTGGCATTCAATATGACTGCCATTCGTTACTCTCCGATATTTACCTGTCTAGCATTCTGCTAGTCTAGGCTTAAAGCCTAGTCAAGTCCATATGGACTTAACTATATTTATCATTTTACTAAATATATGTATGGGTACGGATTTCACACAATATACAGTAGACAAAGTAATGACGTCTACTTTAATAGACACACCAAAACTATCTGTTATGGACATTGAAAACTTTATGCACCCTGAACTATACAATAAGGTTATGGCAGAATTAGAAACCTTTAATGGTTGGCACCAAAGCGAGATACAAGGACGCAAACCATATCATTTAGGACACGATGATAACATGCCTGAAGTATTTCAAATAGCAAGAGATAGTGTGTGGCGTAATGAGTTAGTCAATGACGCAATTAGAACAAGGTTTGACTTCCAATCAGATATTAATATAGGCGATCCGTTATTGTGGCAAGATGATAATACAAATAATATCAGCGATGTACATGTTGATAGTCCAGCATACTATTACACTTATCAACATTGTCTAGCAACTGATGACGAGTTTGCTCATACAGGTACTAAGTTTTGGGAGGTTGATTGCTCTTATGATGAAGCAATAGATGAAGGATTAGATCCTACGTTTGGCGAAGATAGTAGAGTTGTGAACTTAGGACATCAAATGCCATATGTACCTAATAGAGCATACATACTTCCACGTTCTAGTCGCGGGTGGCATTCGTGTCCGGATTTAACTGTTGAAGCAGACCATATGGTTAGGACCATGGTCTACAATATTGTTACGAGGGAAACTTAACCCTATTCAAATATGTTTCTCGACCTTTTGATTGTTTACCCATTGTGTGGTCTTTTACATATCCTGTAATAGTAGCAGTATCGCCTTTCTTAATACCAGACTCATTACAAAAGAATTTAATCAAGTTGTTGTTTTCATCTACACAAACAAACAAATAACTTTGGCTTCTCCAGATGTATTTGACATGTAAGAAAGTTACAGTAAACTCTCCTCTCTCATGTAGGGTACCAACGTGATCGCTAGTTTGAGCAAGTTCTTTTTCAACCTTGTTGAATGCTTTTTGCTTTTGGCCATTAGCATACACATTAGGCAAACTAGCAATAACACCAACATCCTTGTACTCAACAAACTCTTTACCAATAAGGCCTAAGATAGTTTGTTCGAAGTCACTAATTTGTCGCTTGATTGCCTTAAGACTAAGACCCTTAAAGTATTTGACCATGTGCTCAACATTTTCGTAATCCTCATCTAGGACTTCGATTGTTGGGTAATACTTTTTAAGAGTAGAATCAATTGATTTAGTCTTAAACTTTTCAATACCAAGAGTGTTATTGATGATGAACAAATTAGGTAACTTGGTAGCAACGCCATTATCATCAGACTCAATTTGCTGATCCTTTTTGACGTACCCTTTATTGATACGAGTCACAGCATTAGACAGAGTTAAAAGATCTTTAAGATTAAAACGATCTTGAAACCACTTGCCAGTGTTTGATTTGATAATTTCGACTTTCATTAAGAAACTCCGTTTGCTTTACAGTAAGCATCAGCAAAAAAGTTAAATTTCTTGTAATGCTCTTTGTCATTAATTCCGTCATCACGGCCGTTAACACACATATCCATATAAACATCAGCATCAACAAAGTTCCAATTAATAGAACCATCTTCATTGATGTTTTCTGAATTAGTAACAGCCTTGTTAAAAGACCTAGCAAAGATATCTAACATTATACTACCTCCAACATTGAAAGTGGTACATTGTAACGACCTTGCGGTAAAGTTACAATAGCATTTTTGACTTTGACTTTTTCAACAACACCCAAAGTCTTTTTAGTCTTTTGGACTACATAAACTTGGTCGCCAACAGCAATGCTAGACTTAGCATTAAGTACTTTGACTGAGTTGATGAAAGTGCCTAACTCATTGAGTTCTGCTAATTTAAAGTTACCGTTCTTTACGGCTTGTTTGATTTCAATTAAGTTCATAAAAACTCCTACCTTTTTGTTAAACTATGTGCATATTATACCACATTTTGTGGTCAAGGTCAACCTATTTTGTCACTAAATTGTAAATTTCTTCCCAATTTTTAACAATATTTGCTGATCCTGTGTAGTTCATGTTATGTCCATGCTCTACTAATACACCTTCTAACCCGGCATCAATACCCCAATTCACGTTCTCAGGCTTGTCTTCTAGCCAGTATGCTCCTGGGTACTTAGCACCATATTCTTTAAGTATTTCGTCCTTATCTGCGCCAGTATCTAGACATACAACTTCTGTGAATGCGTCGCCCATTAACTTCTTAAGGTTTCTTTCCCTTAGATACTTTGCGTATGGGTCTAGGCTTAGACTTGTTATTGCGATAAAGTGATATCTATGCTTTTCATGTAGCAGTTTTATGTAATATTGTGCGTCACGCAATGGAGGTAAAAATCCTATTGCGGCACTTTCGTTAAATTGCTTAACCATTTTGCTACCGGCTTCGTATGTCATACCATACCTATCACCAATAGTGTACATAAATTGATAGCCATCGACTTTACTATGTCCATGGTGTTCCATCCAAACTGAGAATCCTTCTTCCCAGTCTAACACTACTCCGTCTATATCTGTAAGTATTACTTTCTTCATTCGTTCTCCTACTAATTTAATTGCAGTATACACGAATTGCTCCTATTTGTCAAGTGAATTATAAAGATCTATCTCTTTAGCAAATTGCTGATCTTTTTCTATTAGTGCTTTGTTATTATTAAAAAAATGTAAAGAACAATCAATACGAAATTTGTTAATTTCTTTAGTTGTATTATCCCATTGCTCTGGATTAGTATCGCGAGTAAAATCAGTGTGAGTAACTTTTTCTACATCAATACCTTGTGTCCATAGTGGAGCACTAGGTACATGCTTACCATCTATGTTGTAAATGTCTTTTAGTATAGAATTTATGTGCTTCATATGTACATATTTACATTCTATATTTTTAGTTCTATATAGGAATGGTTTAACATGATAGTCGTATTCATCATCATTATATGCTAAATTCCATAAGTCATTTAAAGTACATTCGCCTTGCTGATATTTGTTCCACTCGTCATTGTGCCACCAATTAATAAGAGTTTCAAACCCACTAATTGCTCTTAGTATTGGTTCTCTAACAAACACATAGTTCTTAAAACCTTGTTGCTCATACAATTTTCTATACATTAAGTACGAGTCCGCGACAGGCAATGAATACCAAAAGTCTTTATTACTAATAAGTTCTTGTATGTTAGCAGGCAAAGTACTACTTGATATAAACTTTAAACGTTCTGCTCTAAAGAACTTGTCATCAGGTTCAGTAGTTAAATGTTGTAAGTTGTAACCTAATGCTGTAGAGCCACACTTACCTGGAGCAAATAAAGTTATTTGTCTATCGAAATCGATTATTAGCATAACACTACTTATCAAAAAAAAGCACCCCGGAGGGTGCTTTTTTCGTATTGTTATTTGTATAGTCTAACTATTCAAATGAGTATTACAATTATTGCGTATACTTATATTCAACAACACCAACTACGACACCTGCTGTAGGTGTAGCCGCAGTAGATCCATTTGATTGAACGAATTCAACCTGGATTGCCGCGTTTTTAGTTAATGCACTTGCGAATGGTAAATCTACAACATAAGTTCCAACTGCGATATCGTTTGCCGTAGCCGCTACAAGAGTGTTACCACTACCTGCGTTGTCTTTAACAACCATACCGTCAACTGATCCACCTGCTAACAACGTTGTAACGTCAAGAATAACTCTACTTGCGTAATATGTTCTTCCTGATACGTTTGGTACTGTACCGATATTAAAAGAGTTATCACTGCTGTTTGCTGTGAAACTTGCTCTTACTGTAAGTCCATCACCACCATTGTTATCAACATAGTCTTTAACTGCCGCTGATGTTGGTAAAGTAGTATCGTTATCGTTATTACTAATTCCATCACCTTCGTCAACAAATTTAGTTACAGCAATGCTTTCGCCACTGTCAGTCAAAGTACCAAATGATACTACGCCTGAAGCAGTTACGTTTACTAAGCCTGTAGCACTTCCAGAGGCGATACTTGCTGTACCGTCTGTTAATGTACCTGCTGATACTTGTCCTGAGAAAGTACCTGCTGTCATTCCAGTAAGTGTAGTATTCATCGCGAAAGTAACGTCATCACTTGAGTTACTTGATGTAATGTTTAATCCACCTAATAGTTTTAACTTATCAGATGCTAATGCTACGACGTTATCTGCCGCGTCATCAGACTGAATTGTTAATGATGTTGAAATACTTGCTGTACCTGCCGCTGTAATTCTACCTTGTTGATCAACTGTAAAAGTTGGTACTAAAGATGAACTACCATATGAACCTGGAGTTACTGCTGTATCGTCTAAGTCTATGCTAACACCTTGGTTAGCCGCTGTTGTAGTAATACCGGTAGCACCAGTAATAGATAAACTCTGTGCGTCTAAATCTACTGTTCCTGTACCACTATCACCTGCTATGCCTAAGTCGTCGTCTCTATCCAAAGCATCAACGTATGCTTTCATGTTAGTGTTAGCCGTTGTTATTGCTGAGTTTAGAGTAGTTACTTGACCATCTACGAATGCTTTAACTGATTGCTGTGAAGGTAATCTAGTAGCACTATCAGAAGCCATATTGTCTTCATCAATTAATGCCGCTTGTATTCTAGCATCCGCTCTTGCGTTTGTATAATACAAGTTACTTGAACCTTCAGCCGCGTCATCAGTTGTTTGAGCGTCAACATAAGCCTTAACACTTTGTTGTGTTGGAACTGCTGTTGCTGAGTTAGTCGCCATGTTATCTTCATCTAAGAATGCTGTGATTGAAACACCACTAGCACCAGTAAATGTTGAACCTTTAACGTCTGCCGCTTCAAAGTCTGCCGCCGTAATAGATAAAGAACCAGTACTAGAACCTGTGAAGGTTCCTGTTCCTGCTACAACTTTATCTGCTGATTCGTCCCATCCGATAAACACGTTATTACTTGAACCACGTTCGATAACAATACCGACGTCGTTTGACGGTGTACCAGAAGTACCCGTTGCTAATTCTAAAATAGAATCGCTAATAGTTGTGTTAGTCGAAGAAACTGTTGTTGTTGAACCGTTAACAGTTAGGTCACCAGTAATAACTGCGTCACCATTTACGTTAACCGTTGTCGCTGTAATGTCATTTGAAAGTAGTGATCCTTGTACGTCAACGTTGGCGGCTCTAATTGCTTTTAGAGTTGAACCGTCTGATCCAGTAGCCTCGTACCTATCTTGAGCACTATTCCACTTGAATCTTCCGCCACCTTTGCCGAATTGTACATCGTTGGATATACCTTTTAGACCAAAATTCTTTACATCTGCCATTTTGTCTTCTCCTTGGAGTTTTAAGTTGGGGTTATTCAGGCCCCATACAATTTTTACATTGTTCCGGAATAATGTGTGTCGATGTATTGTGTACTAGTATTTATCTAACTGCCAGAAATATTGGCATATAGAGTAAATTAAAAAATGTTTTTTTATTAGACGTATGTTACTTTGACTGTTACGTTGCCTGCTGTGGCACCGTAATGATTGATTCTTAGATTTATATCATACTCGGTAGAAGAACCCGAAGGATGAACAAACTCTGGATTTGAAATGTATGTTCCTATTTCAGTTGTGTCATTTTCTGTACCAGCATGTAGTTGATCATTATCAGTTGTGGTACCAACTTCGATGGTTGCTTCTTGTGAACCACCTGCGAATGCTGTATGTACGTCAATACTTATACTTTGTATTTTACCACCTGGTGATACACTACCCATTGCTACGTTTTGACTATTACCAAATCCACTAAATGGAGCAGTAACAGTATTGGTTAATGTTTGAGCATCTGTGTTCGCACTATCCTCGTCTGATACTTTGGACCATGCTGATCCATCATATAAGTATAATGCCCATTCACTGTCGCCGGCATCAAGAACGTATGCTTGGTCACCAACTGTAGGACTCATATTGTTTCTAGCACTTATATCACTTACCACTGTTACAGTAGCATTCTTAAGTCCTTGTTCAACATTCATTGCTAATGGGAACGAACCATTGTGTACACTAAAGATACCACAGTTTGCTTCAAATGTTCCTGCGGAATCAAATATGTTTATTGGTCCACCATCTGTTCTTGTAAGTGTAAGTTTATTACCTGTACTTGCTGATGTAAATGATGGTAAGCCTGAAACATTACTTGCTCCTACAAATGTTTTACTATTCTGGTCACTACTGCCATTAAAAATGTTTATAGCATTACCATTTGCTTCTGTTAGTGTAAGTACACTACTTGTAAATGTTGCTGTTAAATTAGGAATACTTGCGGCATTAATATCTGTTGCCATGTCTTCTGGAATAGCAACTGCTTGTCCGTATGCGGCCTGCCCTGCTGTATTAGTTGTAAAACTAACTGTAGTATTACCACTACCGCCATTAAAGATAGCACTAAAGTTAGTGTATCCTCCAACCAATCCGTATGCTGTACCACTAGCACTTGAACTAACACTTGTCGGTGCTGGAGTTGTACTTGCTGTAATACTTGTAGCACTTAGTCCGTTAATCTGACTTACTATTTCTGATAATGAACTTTCAGTACCGGAACCATTAAACGTATGTGATACGCCATTAAATGTAACTACGGTAGAATCTGCTACTGTTGGATCTATTGCTGAACCAGTAGTAGTTGTTTGAACTGCGTTCTTAATTTTTAAGAACATTATTTTACCAGTGTTAGTAGTTGTTAAGTCACCATCTGTATCAGCATATACATAGTCACCTGCGTTACCTGGTATTGCTGGTACAAAGTCTATAATTCTATTGTTAGGTGATACCATAAAACTATTTGGTCCTGGTCCACTTTCAACTACAACACCAAATGATTTATCTACTAAGGCACTATTTGCTTTTACAAATGTTCCTGTATTACTAACAGCAATAACGTCACCTACACCAAATCCATGTGCTGTTTTTTCTAACAAATAATTAAGTTGTGGATTTAAGTATTGGAATCTACTATTGACGTTTGCGTAAAAGTCTGAACTAACAATACCACTTGGAAGTGGATCTAGCATTGGATGACCGCTTTCGTTAAGTGTAAATACTACAGCACTCCCTGAACCAAAGATACCATTACCTGTGTTACTTTTAAATGTATTGTAACGTGCTACGTCTTCAACTACACATGTAACTGCTGTTGTGCTTTTACTTGATATACTTACAATCTTAACACACTTACCATCTGAAGCACCTGCTATCCAATCACCTACAGAAACATCTAAGCCGTTAAACTCTCTGTCTTTTCTTGATAAATGAGAACCATGTGCCTGTGCTGTAACAGTCATTACAATAGTCCATTGGTAATTTTTGGGACTTGAACCGCCCTGTGCCCATCTGTCTGCTGAACCGTTTTGATGTTGCCAAATAGTTTTACCAGCAATGCTACTTACACTTACTCCTAAAACTCTATTTGGTACATTTAGTTCTATGTGACTTGTCTTATAAGACATGATATTAGTCCGCCATAATAAATGTTAGCCAGGCATGTGTTGACTGACCAAACGTTCTACTGGCTCCTGTTATCGCTTCTGAAACTTTTAAGTCTATATTTGAAAAACTTCCGAATGCGTTAGGGGAACCTTGTGATCCGCCGCCGTCAATTGTCCTAGTAGTCCAGTCACCACTAACAGCATTAAAGTTATATTTGTTTTGGCTATAGTTATAACCATAAGCCATAATTGCTCCTGGTGGATAACTAAATCCTGTAAATTGTATTTCTACTTCAGCACCTGCGGCACTGGTAATAGTAGTTGCGTTTATTCCTGATGTAGCATCTGATATACTTGCTAAGTCGCCTGATGTGTTATAGTTTAGTTTTAATCTTTCAACTGCGGCACCTGAGCCTCCGCCCCCGCCACCGGCTTCACCTTTCTGTCCTTTATCACCTGCTGATCCATTACTACCTGCCGAACCTGCTGGCCCTGTTGCTCCTGCTGGACCTGTTGGTCCTGCTACTGTTGAAGCCTCTCCTTTTTGTCCTTTATCTCCGTCTGATCCATTTGAACCTGCTGATCCATTTGAACCTGCTGGACCTGTTGCTCCAGCCTCTCCTTTTTGTCCTTTATCTCCTGTAGGTCCTGTTGGTCCACCTAACTCACCTTTTTGTCCTTTATCACCTGTTGGACCAGTACCACCTGTAGTACCCTGAGGACCGTTTGGACCCGTAGCACCTACTGTACCTTGAGCACCAACTTCACCTTTTTGTCCTTGTGAACCTTGCGTACCTGTATTACCTTGTGGACCTAATTCACCTTTCTGACCTTTGTCTCCATCATTTCCATCTGAACCATTTGATCCATTTGAACCTGCTGGTCCTTGAGCACCTTTATCTCCCTGTGGACCTGCTGGTCCTGTATTTCCTTGTGGGCCTTGTGGTCCTACTACAGTACTATCTGCTCCTGCTGGTCCAGTTGCTCCTGTACTTCCTTGTAATCCTTGAGCACCAACTTCCCCTTTTTGTCCTTTATCTCCTGCGGTTCCTTGTGGTCCTTGAGCACCAGTGGCTCCTTGTGTTCCTTGTGGACCTGTATCACCGGTAGCACCCTTATCTCCTTGTGTGCCACTTGGGCCTGCTACAGCACTTGGTTCACCCTTAGTACCTTTATCTCCAGCATTACCGTCACTACCTGCGGCACCTGTGTTACCAATATTACCTTGTGGTCCTGCTGGTCCAGTTGCTCCAGTATCTCCTTTTTGTCCTTGTGGTCCAGTACCGCCATTACTACCTGCGGTTCCTTGTGGTCCTACTTCACCCTTATCACCCTTGTCGCCGGCACTTCCTGCCGCTCCAGTATCACCTTGTGGGCCTTGTGGTCCAGTACCACCTGCGGCACCTGTTGCTCCTTGTATTCCTTGAGTACCTTGATCGCCTTTTTGTCCTTTGTCGCCAGCCGGTCCAGTAGCACCTGTACTACCGGCACTTCCTGCCGATCCTGTAGCACCTGTGGGTCCTGCCGCTCCTACTTCACCCTTTTGTCCTTTTGCTCCATCACTTCCATTGCTACCGTTTGAACCAGCCGCTCCAGGCTCACCTTTCGTTCCTGATCCTGTGCCTGTAGCATCAATAGTAATTGTACTGCCACTAGCACTAATTGTTGCGTTAGCACCTGCTGTAAATGTTAATGTATCAGTGGGTCCACTAGCAACTACTGTATTACTACCTGTTACAGCAACGTTTTTAAATACATCACTAGCACCACCGCTACCTGCTCCGCTATTAGTAATAATAACTTTATCGCCGGATTGGTCAGTTGTTAATGTAATACCCGAACCTGCCTCAAATGTTAATGTATCTGAAGTAGAGTCTGCTATAATTGTTTGTTGCCCTAGTACAGAAACATTTTTAAATGATTCTTGTGGCTGGTTAGAATTTGTAATGGTAACTGTATCACCTGTAACTACAGTATCAATACCTGAACCACCGACAATGTTAAATGTATCGTCTTTGGTACTTGCGGCTGTTGAACCTGTGTCACCTGCTACAGTTTTATAAAATCTTAATGCGTCTACATTACCTGATACTATTGTGTTGACTTCACTCTTAGTGTATTTGTCAATAGCAGTATCGTCTAGTGTTGCGTCTATAACAACACTATCACTACCAGTATTTGGTGTGAAACTAATGTTAGCACCACTAGTAAATGTAATTGTATCCTGATTAGTGTCTGCCGTAATAACAGTACCATCAAAGTTAAAGTTCTTAAATGTACCTGTTATAGCATCAGACTTAGAAATTTGTATTGTGCTGTTACCAGCATATTGATTTAAACTAATACCTTCGCCACCTTCAAATCTAATTGCTGATGTGGCTGTTGCGGCATTAATTGTGTTGGCTGAACCAACTGTATTAACTTGGCTTATAGCATTTTGTAATTGTGCGGCTGATATATTAGCATCAACTTGTGCTTTACTATAAACACTTAAATTTGTTCTTGCTGTTGCGACACTGGCTAAATCACTTAGGTTAAGTGTTTTATTTGCCATATTGGCCAATGTAGCATAATCTATATTAGTTCCACTTGTACCAATTCTTAGAGCATAGTCCGCCGTTCCTTTGAAGTTACTAGCATATATGTTAAGATACTTTTTAGATGTACTACCTATGTCGTACGCCTGAGTAGTATTTGGTGTACTAGAAGCATTTTTTGGAATATAGTTTGCTAAATTGGCTGTAAGTTCTGCTGGTGATACACCGTCTGTACTTACACTTGTCCATGTAATGTTTCCACTACCATCTGTTTTAAGAACTTGTCCAGCACTACCATCTGATGTTGGTAAAGTGAAAACGTTAGCAATAGTTAAACTTCTATTACTATTAATTTTTAATGCTGGTGTTGTACTTGAACTGCTACCAGCATAAAATACAGTACTGTTAGCACTTCTAACTTCTATGTGCCCGTCTGTTGTACTTGTACTTAAAAATAAACTGTGTGCTGATTTAAGTTCGATGTCTGTGTTATCGTTAGATCCAATAATGAATCTAGTTTTAGCATCGAAGCCAGCACTTTGTGAATGAATTGGAAAGTTTGCGTTATTGTAAACACCAGCATAAGCATCAACATTAGCATTGTCGCCAAAGTTTCTGCCTCTGTATATAAATGAATTTGCGTTTGTGGCTGTTGTTTGTAACGTGCTTGGTAAGGAATATGCTGTACTTGAAACAGTAATAACATTTGAGGATTCGGTAACTGTAGTAGAACCTGAACCAACAATCTTCTTAAATCTTAGTTGGTCGCCATCCTTAGCAGAAAATACTCCAATTCCTGATGCCCCTACGTTAGACGCACCACTTACTGCGGCATTGGCGTCTGCGGCTAAACTGTTCTGTGCTACAAAAACACCAGTACTAGCATCATAGACAAGTATCTGATTATCAGATACACTATCTATATTAAATGTTAAATTATCACCTGTAACGTTTGGCATAGATTATTCCCATATAAACTTTCTTACTTGAGTATTTATCAAAAACTGATAAAATTAATTACTCAAGGTAACCTGAGATATCACACCATAAGCGGAATCATACGTTGAACCGTCGCCAACAGCAGATCTATCTACTGTTGCTCTAATATAAACGTAATTTCCTTTAAAAGTATGGATTTCTGTGCCTGTATATGCTGTGGGTTTCGTAATAAGTTTGATATCTCCCCAATCTGCTTCAGCAGGATTAAGACTCAAACTTGCTTGTAGTTTTACAGTACCAACAAAAGCATTATACTTAATACTTACAGAATGGATTCCGTCAGTATAGCCATAATAACTATCTGATTTTGCTTTATCACCGGTTTTGTTCATATCTGAACCAGTGTTTGCTAATATTTCAATACTTCTTCTCATAGTGTCCTCAAATAGTATTTATCTCATTGAGGCACTATAAGGAAGTTTGCTATACTTGTTCTAACCTCTCCATAAGTCTTTCAGCACGGTTAGTAACTTGCTTATGCCACCTACTGTCTCTACCTTCTACTGCGGCAGTTTTCCAATCTTCTTCGATGATTGCGGCATGCATTTTCTTAAACTTACTTAATCGTGTACGACCCATGTTAAACATCATGTTAACCAAGATTTGCTGGACTTCGTCGGGTAAGTCTCCAAACACCCCGTCTTCGTATAACAATTCACATTCACTGATTGCTGTGTCAAGGTCTTTTTCAAAACATTCTTTGACCCTGTCTTCGTCGACCGGCGTTCCAACTGCTTGTCCGTGCTCCGGGTCTGTCTCAAGGACAAGATGCCCGACACCGAATGTTGGGTAGCCAAGGTGGTCAAGGTAGATTTCATTTACTACTCCTTCGTCTATTTTCAGTTGTTCAAATACTGCTTCTCTGTCTAATTTTGTATCTCTAAAAAATCCCATTATGTCTCCATTGTTTCGCTGTATAGTTTACAGACTTTTAATTCTCTTACTGACTCTTGTTTTAGAACCAGTCTTATTTTTGCTATATCGTGCTTTTCGTTTGTATACAATATGTGTGTATAACCAGACTTGCTACGATGTATTCTATTAGAACCTTGTTTGTATAAATTGGTAATGATGTTTTGAATTTTCTTATTCTCACTTTCATTATTTCTCCAGTGTTTACTAAGTTCTACCCTGTACCTATATTTATTAAAATATAGTTTCTCTCTACAGTCTAAGTCGCCTTTCTTCAAGTCTTCCCATATCTCATTATTGTAAGGGGCATAAACTTTTGTTACTATGTCTTCGAAATTGTTTACAAACTTTTCTGCTATATCTAGTTTGCAAAAGTAAAAACTAAGTTCATTACGTTGTACACAGGTATAATCACTCCAAAGGTCGGGCAAGTTCTTTTCATCATGTAACCACTTAAACAATTCTTCAAAACGAACTGCGTCGTGGTCCCATTGATTGCCCTTAACAACTACTTTAAATGCGTAATTGTTGTAATAAATTTTTGGTATAGGTTGTACTTCTAAATTAACTTTAAGCATTTGGCTCCTGTGGTATAAATTTAATTGTATCTTCTACATAGTCAACTGTGATTACACCGCTTGTAGTTTCTTCAAATAGTATTTGTTTACTAAGAGGCTTTTTAACTTCTTCTTCAAACAATCTCTTAAGTGGTCTTGCTCCCATTGTAGGGTCATAACCTTTCTCAGCAAGATACTTCTTGGCCGCGGCAGTAAGTTTAATCTTAATCTTAGTATCGTTTGCCTTAAGTAGTTCATTAGTATCTTTAATTGTTCTAGTAACAATAGACATAATTTCTTTAGGCCCTAGCACATTAAATCTAATAAATGCGTCAATCCTATTTCTAAACTCTGGTGTAAAAAATTCTTTGGTTGCTTGTATGTCAGCATCGGCATGTGTCTTTTCGCCAAACCCAATCTTAGCAGTATCTAGTTTTGCGGCACCTAAGTTAGATGTCATTAACAATATAACATTAGTAAAGTCAACAGTTTTGCCTGTGGCACCTGTAAGTCTACCATCGTCCATTACTTGTAGCAATACCTGTAATACTTCTGGTGCGGCTTTCTCTACTTCATCTAGTAATAAAATACAGTTAGGATTTTTATCTACTTCTGATAGCAACATACCTTGACCCATTTCGCCTTCAGCATGTCCTACATATCCAGGAGGAGCACCAATCAGTTTACTTACACTATGTCTTTCCATGTACTCAGACATGTCAAAACGTATAAGTTTAACGTCCATTGTTTCTGCTAACTGCTTTGCTGTTTCTGTTTTACCAACACCAGTAGGACCAACAAATAAGAAACTACCAATTGGCTTGTTAGTGTCTCTTAGTCCTGCTTTACTTACTAAAATACTTTCTACTAGTTTATCAACTGCCGTGTCTTGTCCAAACACTTTAGATTTAATATCTTTATCAAGTGTTTTATATCCTTTGGTGTCTTCGATATCAATAACATCTGCTTTCATCTTAGCAATTTTAGATACTTGCTGTAGTACAGTTTCCATTGTTACTTCTTTATTTTCTGCTATCTTAGTAACAGCACCGGATGAATCAATAACATCTAATGCTTTATCTGGAAATAATTTATTCTTAATATATCTGTCGCATAGTTCTACGGACTTTTGTATTAAGTCTTTTGTATATGTAACACCATGGAAGTCTTCGTAATGACTTTGTAGGCCTAAACATATTTTAATTGTGTCCTTTAATGACGGTTCAAGGATATCTAGTCTTTGGAACCTACGCATTAATGCTCTATCTTTTTCAAAGTTGCTGGCCCATTCATCTGGTGTAGTAGCACCTACACATAATAACTTACCTTTGCCTAGCAATGGCTTTAACATGTTGGCGGCATCTACATTACTGCCACCGGCACTACCGGCACCCATTATCATATGTATCTCGTCTATAAACAAAATAGCAGTAGGGTCGTTTTCGATTTGTTCAAGTACATTTTTTAAACGTTCTTCAAAGTCTCCTCTGTACTTTGTGCCTGCTAACATTGTAGCAATATCTAATTGGTATACAGTTTTATCTAGTAATATTTTAGGTACATCTTTTTGTACAATTTTATATGCTATGCCTTCAGCAATAGCAGTCTTACCTACACCTGGCTCACCAACTAAACATACATTGTTCTTTTTACGTCTAGCAAGTACTTCAACAACGTCTGTAACTTCTTCTGCCCTACCTATAAGCGGATCAATAGCATTGTTGCCTGCTTCAATGTTTAAGTTTTTAAGGTAGTCTACATCTTCAAAGTCCTCTGATGCCGCACCACTTGATAAATGTTCGATTAGTTTCTGTCTGTCTAAACCATTAATAGCAATAAAATACTGAGCATGACTTTGCTGTTCGTTAGTAATACTTACAAGTACATCAATTGGATTAATGTTTTCTCTACCATTAAATATACTTTGTGCGAATGCTCTTTGAAATACACGTTCCACAGCCATTGTCTTTTTAGGATCACCAGTACTACCTGCTTCAGACTTTAAGTTATTAAATTCATAGTCCTCTAAATATTGCTGTAGGTCTTTTCTTAAAGTATCCATATCTATTTCTAGTGATGTACATACTTTAATAATCTCTTCTTCTTCTAAAAGAGCAAGGGCAATATGCTCAATGGTAACGTACTCGTGACCGTAATTAATTGCCTGTGCTACTGAGTTTGCTAAGATTTTATCTATCATAATACTATTTAACTTTTACGTTTTCTCTCCTGTTGAATTTGTTGTAACATTTTTTTATGCTGTGGTGATAAGTCATCTGGTACAGATACTTTTACTAAAATTATAAAATCTCCTACTATACTAGAATGAGCATTTGTAAATCCTTGACCTCTTAATTTAAGTTTAGCATCTGACTCTGTGCCTGGCGGTATAGATACATTTAATTGCTTACCTGATATATGTTGTACTACTACAGTTGTACCAAGGATAGCATTTATGTAATCAACTTCAATTGCTCCTATTAAATTAATACCATCTCTGCCAAATGTATTATGAGGCATTACATTTATTCTTACCCTAAGATCACCTGATGGTAAACTAGGATCTTGTTTAGGTGCCTTGCCAGGTATATTGTAAACAGTACCCGGCTTTATGCCAGTAGGTACTTGTACTTCAATAGGACCTGTGCCTACATCAATTTGTCTCTTGGCACCAAAGTAAACATCTTCTAGTGAAATGTTTAGTTGTGTTTCAGCATTAAAGTTTTGCGGTCTTCTTTGTTGCTGTCTGCTAAACATATCGCCAAATATATCAGCAAAAGGATTACCTCTGCCAGCAAATGGATCGCCGCCCTGCTGTCTAAAAGGATTAGGATTATCGTATTCGTATTTTTTATCTGCGTCGCTTAGTGTTTCATATGCTCGTTGGATTTCTTTAAACTTTTCTGGATCACCACCTTTGTCAGGGTGATGTTTACTCGCAAGTTTACGATATGCTTTTTTTATTTCGTCTGGTGTAGTGGTATGATTAACACCAAGTATTTCGTAGTAATCCATTTGTATATTATACAGGATTTACTTGTAAAGTCAAGTTAATCTGTATCAGAAAGGTTGTCAAGGAAGGCACTTAATGATGATTTAGTTTCAGATTTAGTCTGCTCTCCCTCGTAATATTTTTTATATTGCTCTAATTGGAATCTTAATTTCTGTATTTGCTTGTTATTTAACTGCATATTGTACTGTAGTTGTTGCCAGCCTAAGTCAGTAAACCCAAATACTACAGGATCAATTCCTTCTTCTTCAAGTCTAGCAAACACTTCTTTTTGATTCTTGCTTGTGATAACTATAACTTCTATCTTATTCATTGTTTCAACAGTAATAGGATCTAAGTTAAGTTTTTCTCTTTCTACTTCAGTAGTAAAAATTTCTATTGGCTTGACGCCCATTGATGAACAGCCTGTGATTAACATTACTAATATGATTGGTGCTAATAGTTTTTTCATTAGTTACCCTCGTAATTGGGATTGGCACTCGGTGAACATATTGCGTTGTAGCCTGGGTCTGTTTTTAACTTAACTGCTTTCTCTTCTTCAGTAAGTGGACTACCCTGTGCTATTTCATTACAACGAATTTGGTTGTTCATATCATTATTTAATATTCGCTCTACACTCATAGGACGATTTGCGGCTAGGTCACCTAAGTCTCTGACCTTACCGTCTGCGTTTGTTTTATTGAATCTTGTTTCTAAGAACTTTCTTTCTCTTTCTAGTCGAGCATTCTCATTTTGTAACTCAGCATACATTTTCTTTTGTGCTTCGAAGTCTTGCTCACGTTGAGCCATTAGTTTCTTTTGTTCTTCGATACCTGTTTCGAGTTTGGCATTGTTAGCCTCTGATATGGCTAGGTTGGCTTGTAAGTTTTTAACATAAAGGAAACCACCACCGGCTACGCCGAGGGCAAGTAACATTAATATTAACTTAATTTTGAACATTATGCTTCTCTACTAGGTCTAAAACTTGTTGAACAGTTTGTACATCAAAAGTTTCTTCTTCCGGAATAGTTATTCCTAGTTTTTCTTCAAGTTGCATGAAGATATCAACTACGTCTAACTCGTCCGCGCCTAGGTCATTAAGCATATTTGTCTCAGGTAATATTTCCTTGTTTCGACCGAAATGGCCTTTTAAAATGTCTAAAACTGTGTCATTCATTATATTTTCTTTAGTAATAATACTTTATCACTATTCTCTTTTGTTATGGTAAATCTTTGGTCGCTAAAGTTATTAACAGTATAAAACTTACCTAAGCATCTTTCTAAAAATATATCTTCAGTTGTTCTATCTAATATAGGCTCCTGTGATATATCTTCCATTATGCCTTGGTCACCAAAGTTAACGAGTTCATAGTTAAAACTTTTACGTCCGTTGTTAATGGTAATTATATTGCTTTCTTCACTTTCGTCAAGTGTAACATTAGAAATTAAACTTTCTAAGAAAAAGTTTCCTATGTTATTATTGTACTCGTTCTTTTCTTCTTTCATTTTATTCTCTTTGAATTCTTCTCTACTAACATACTTATCTGGGTCTGT